ATTTGAGGGCGATCATGGCGCTCGGCGAGGAAGGGATCGACGCGGTGTTTGCCGAGCTCGCCGACGCCGCCGCCGGCGGCGCTTTCGCCGGCGAGGACGAGGCGGAGCTGACGGCTGAGGAAAGAGCGGAGCTCGAGGCGGCCGCTGAGGAGCAATGAACGCTCCCTGCGCTGCGCCGCGGTTCCATTACGGCCGCTTCGGCGAGCATGGCGAGACTCTGCGGCGCAACGCCCGGCGCCTCGACCGCGCCGCGGCCGAGGGGCTGCGGCCGCCGCCGCGGATGCGGGTGTCGACCTGGGCGGAGCGGAATCGCCGCTTCCCTGACGACGACGCCTATCCGGGCCCGTGGAAGCATTCGACGGCGCCCGAGCTGGTCGAGATCATGGACGCGCTTTCCCCGCACGACCCGTGCGAGGAAGTGGTGCTGCCCAAGTGCGCCCAGTCGGGTGGATCGGCCTCGGCCGAGAATTGGATCGGCTACGTGTCGGACCTCCGGCCCGGGCCGATGCTGTTCGTCCAGGCGACGCTCAAGGCCGCCTGGGACTGGGCAGCGGAGAAATTCTGGCCGATGGTCGAGGCCTCGCCGCGGCTCAGTCCGGACCGCGGCGGAACGATCAAGGGCCTCGGCCTGCCCGACGGCGACGGGTCGACCAAGCACAAGATCAAGTTTGCCCGGTCGAACGGCTACGTGCTGTTGGCCGGCGCCAATTCGGCGGCGGGCCTGCGGCAGCGCACGGTGCGCTACGCGATCGAGGACGACCTCGACCAGTGGCCGGACGACCTCGACGGGCAGGGAAGCCCGGAAGAGATGGTCAGTCAGCGTCTCAAGGTGTGGCGCCGACAGGGCCTGTCGAAGCGGCTGAAGATCTCGACGCCGACGATCGAGGGGGCGAGCAAGATCGAGGCGGCGCATCGGTCGAGCGACCGGCGCCGCTTCTACCTGAAGTGCCCGGGCTGCTCGGCGCGCTTCGCGCCCGACTGGGGCGATATCCGCTGGCCGGACGGCAAGCCGGAGGAGGCGCACCTGGTGGCGCCCTGCTGCGGATCCGTCGTCGAGCATTGGCAGAAGGCGGAGATGAAGCTGCCCGACGGGTGGCTGTCGGAGGAGATTCCGCCGGCGACCGAAGGCGGCGAGGCCGCCCGGCCGCCGCGGCACATGAGCGAGGAGGATTTCCAGGGCTGGCGGGCGCAGATGCCGGCGAGCCGCCGGCGGGGCTTTCACCTGACGGGGATCATCTCCTCGTTCCAGACGTGGGCCGACATGGCGGTCGGATTCGTCGCTGCCCAGGGCGATATCAACAAGCTCAAGACCTGGACCAACCTGGTCCTGGGCTGGGTGTTCGCTCTCAAGGGCGAGACGCCCGACAGCGACCGGCTGAAGGAACTGAAGGAACAGGAATGGGGCCGGGGGCAGGTACCCGCCGGCCCGGTGGTGACGACGCTCGGGGTCGACGTCCAGGGCGACGGCCTGTTCCTCGAGCTGGTCGGATGGGGGCCGAACGCCGAGAGCTGGCAGCTCGACGCACGGTTCATCCCCGGCGCGACCGACGTCAAGATGGAAGGCGCCTGGGCCGAGCTCGACGCCTATTCGAAGCGCGGAGTCACGTACGCGGGCGGCAAGGTGCTGTCGATCGACATGGAATGCGTCGACGCCGGCTATCATACCGAGGCGGCGCAGGCCTATTGCGCCCGGCGTCCCCACCGCCTGGCGGTGTTCGGCCGCGACGGATGGACCAGGCCGATCCTCGGCCGCGGCGAGGCGCTGGCCTACGGCAAGAGCGGCAAGCGCGCTGGCCAGGCATCGAAGCGGGCGCAGGACAAGGCCTATATCGTCGGCACGTTCGGCGCGAAGGCGAGCTGGTACGGATATCTGCGATCGACCATCGCCTATGCGGCGGCGATCGTCGCCGAGGGAAGCGGAACGGCGCGGCCGCGCGGGCTGTGCCATTTCAGCCGGGACACGCCGGAAGACTGGTTCGAGCAGGCGACGGCCGAGGCGATCGTCGCTAAGGTGTCGAACGGATATCCGAAGCGGATCTGGCAAGTGATGCCGGGCCGCGAAAACCACTATCTCGATTGCCGGATCTACAACATGGCCGCGGCCGAAAAGCTGCTGCTCGACACGCTCGGCGAAGCGGACTGGGAGCGCCTGCGGAGCGAGCGCTGCGCGCCCAAGAATCCCGACCAGGGCGACCTGCTGGCGAGTCCGCTATCGCCCGGCGAAGTGAGTGCCGCCGACGAGGCGAATGACCAGCGCGGCGGCGACGAGCGCTCGACCTGGATTGAACCGAAGAAGGATTGGCTTTGATGCTTTTGATAGGCCTGACGCTTGCGGCCGCCATCATGGGAGCGGCTGCCGGTTGGCTGTTGCGCCCCTGGCTAGAAGTTCGGGCCCGGCAGCTGTTGCCCTTCCTGCCGGCGGTGGTTGCAGACCAAGTGGCGGGCGGCGCAACGCTGGCAGGCCGTCTTGACGCATCGATCACCGAGATTGAGAGCCAGATCCGGCAGGGGATCGACGCCGAGCGCAACGCGACCCGGCTGCAAATTCTCCGCGAAGTGAGGGACGGCGACTGATGCCAGCACCGGATTACGCGACCGAGATCGCCGCGCTCGAGCGGGCGATGGCCAGCGGCGAGCTGACGGTCGAGGCCGACGGCGACCGGGTCACCTATCGCTCGACGTCCGACCTGATCGCGGCGCTTGACTATTACCGGCGCAAGGCCGCCGCGGCATCGGGCCCGCAGCTGCGCGGCGGCGCGACCTTCGCGGTGTTCGACAGGGACTGAGCAGATGGGCCTCGGCGAATTCATCGACCGCGCGATCGCGCCGTTCGCGCCGCGAATGGCGGCGAGGCGCATAATCGCTCGGCAGGGCCTCGCCCTGATGCGGCAGTTCGACGCGGCCGCAAATTCGCGCCGGACGCGCGGGTGGAAGCGCCCGCACACCGACGCCGACGCCGAGACCTGGCAGGCCCGGGCGAGGCTGCGCGCCGCGGGCCGCGAGCTGGCGCGGAACAACAAATATGCCGAGGCCGGAGTGCGACACCTGGTCGCCGACATGATCGGCGATGGAATCGCGCCGCAGTTCGTCCATGCCGAAAAGGCCGTCGCGCAAAAGGCGCAGGACAGCTGGGACCGCTGGGCCGAAGGCAAGGTGGACGGCCACGACGATTTCTACGGCGTGCAGAAGACGGCGGGCTGGGGCGTCGTCGTCGACGGCGAGATCCTGACGGTGTGGAAGCCGGACTCGAATGGGCCAGACGGCCGCGTCGAGGGGATCGAGGGCGACCATCTCGACGAATCGAAAGTCGAGGAGCGCGCTGGCGGCGGGCGAATCGTCCAGGGCGTCGAATTCGACCGCTACAACGACCGGATCGCCTACTGGCTGTTCGACCGCCACCCGGGCGGCCTGGCGTTGCTGTCGACCTATCAATCATCGGCGGTCCCGGCGAAGCATATCGACCATGTGTTCGAGCGCACCCGGTTCGGTCAGACGCGAGGCGTGTCCTGGCTGGCGGCGGTCGCGCTCGACCTCAAGGATATCGGCGAGATCGAGGACGCGGTCCGCACCCAGCAGAAGGTGCAGGCCTGCCTCGGGCTGATCCTGACGCCGGGCGAGGATCAGGACGCTTCGCCGCTGGCCGCCGAGGGCGAGGTCGAGAAGAATTTGAAGACGGGCCGTCTCGACGAGACGATCAGCCCGGGCATGATCTACCGCGCCCGCAAGGGTGAGAGCGTGACGTCGCTCACGCCGAACGCCACCGGCGGCGCCGTCGAGTTCATCCGCCAGCAGCTGGCGTCGATCTCGGCGAGGCTGGCGCCCTATCACCGGATGACGGGCGACGTCAGCCAGGCCAATTATTCGTCGCTTCGCGCAGCGATGCTCGGCAGCTGGGCGCTGCTCGACGACTGGCAGCAGAATGTGTTCATTCCGCACCTGGTGCGCCCAGCGGTGATGCGGCGAATGCGGCGCCTGGCGATCGAGACCGGCGACAACCGCTATCTCGACGTCGGGATCAATTACGCGCTTCCGGTGCGCCGCTTCGTCGACCCGATCAAGGATCTGATGGCCGAGGTCATCGAGATCCGCGCGGGCATCAAGACGCTGCCGCGAACGCTGGCCGAGCGGGGCATCAACAGCGACCGGCACCTGGCCGAGATCGCCGCGATCAACGCCCAGCTCGACGAGCTCGGGCTGGCGCTCGACACGGACCCCCGCCGGCTGACCGACGCCGGCGTGCTGCAGGCGGCGGTGGGCTACCTCAAGCCCGGCTCCGACGCCGCGAAGCAAGACTAGGAGACTGACATGAACAAGTCCCGCCACGCGGCGACGATGCTCGCCCGCTCGGCCGCCGAGGCAGAGACGGTCGAGGCCGAGCGCCGCCAACCAATGGCAGGATTCCAGGGCGAGCGCCTGGTCGAGACCAAGACGGCGCTGGCGCCGGGCAGCTACAACGCCAGGGACCGCACGGTCGAGGCGGTGCTGTCGACCGGATCGCAGGTCCGCCGCTATTTCTTCACCGAGGAGCTGGAAATCAGCGCCGAGGCGATCGACCTGTCGCGCGCCGAGAACGGCCTCGTCTGCCTGCTCGATTCCCACAACAAGAGGGAGACGGCGGCGGTGCTCGGCACGGTCACCGACGTGCGTATCGAGAACGACCAGCTGGTCGGCACGCTGAAGTTCGGCGAGACCGATCGGGCGCGCGAGGTCGAGGGCATGGTCGCCCGCGGCGAGCTCAAGGGAATTTCGATCGGCTACCGGGTTTCGAAATGGGAAATCCAGAGCGTCGAGGACGAGCATGAGACCTGGCGCGCCACGCACTGGGAGCTGCTCGAGGTCAGCATTGTATCCGTTCCCGCGGATGCGGACGCCAGGGTCCGCTCCGATAGCGGGGTCACGCCTGGCGCAACCTGTGAGGAAGAGAAGATGAACCGTTCGAATGCGGGCGGCGCAGTTGCGCCTGCCACCCCCGCTGCCGAGGCCAGCGCCGCGGCAGTCCCCACGTCGGCAACCGAGCCGACTCGCGCTGCCGAGCCCACTGTTGCTGCGGCAACGCCGGCGCCGGCGCTGGCCATCGAGCCAACCGCGAGCCGCTTTTCGGCCACCGCGGCGCTCGAGTTCGTCAACCAGGCCCGCGACCTCGGCGTCGAGGAGCGTGCCCAGGAGCTCGTCCGGCAGAACGAGAGCGGCGAGGTCGGCATCGAGGCCGCCCGCCAGGCAATCCTGCGCGCCGCGGCCGAGCGGCAGCGCGCCGACACGGCCCCTGCAGCCACCGGCCCGACCGTCCAGGTCAACAACCGCAACGAGGAAGCGTCGCGCGACGCGATCGTCGGAGCGCTGGTCGCCCGCTGCACCGGCGAATCGCCGGCGGAGGCAAGCCGCGACTATATGGGCATGCGGCTGCTCGATATCGCCCGCGAGCGCGCCGGGGTTTCCCCGCGCGAGCGTGATGCGATGATCATCCTTCGCGCCGCCAATACCAGCTCGGACTTCCCGCTGCTGCTCGAGGCGGCAGCCAACAAGATCCTGCTGGCCGCCTACGGCCGCGCCGAGCCGACCTATCGGGCGATCGCGCGGCGCCGCGACCTCAGCGACTTCAAGGCGACGAAGCTGCTGCGCGTCGGCGATTTCCCGACCCTCCAGGCCTACCAGGAGGACGGCGAAATCAAGGTCGGGACGATCAACGAGGGCCGCGAGACGGTGATCCTCGGTTCCTATGGCCGGATCCTGCGCCTGTCGCGGCAGGCGATCGTCAACGACGACCTCGGCGCGTTCGACGACGTGCTGGGATCGATCGGCGGAATGGTCTCGCGGTTCGAGAATGCTACCTTCTACGCGATGAAGGCGGCGAACAGCGGCAATGGGCCGAAGCTCGCCGACAACGTCAACCTGTTCAACTCGGCGCACGGCAACCTTGCCGCGTCGGGCGGGGCGGTCGACGTGACCACGCTGGGCGCAGGCCGGGCGGCGATGCGCAAGCAGAAGGACCTCGACGGCAACCCGCTCAACATCGCGCCGAAGACCATCCTGGTCGGGCCTGACATCGAAACCACCGTCCAGCAGTTCCTGGCGCCGATCCAGCCTGCCGAGGGTGGCAAGGTCAACCCGTTCGCGGGCAAGCTCGACCTGGTCGTCGAGGCGGCGATCACCGGCAATGGCTGGGAGCTGTACGCCGATCCGTCGGCGCTGCCGGTGTTCCACTACGGCTATCTGGCCGACGCGCCCGGCCCGCGGGTGATCACCGAGGAGCCGTTCAACGTCGACGGTCTCGCCTGGCGCGTGACGCTCGACTTCTATGCCGGCGGCACCGACTACCGCGGTGCGTACCGCAACCCGGGCTAGGGCGCGGTCCAATAGGGGCGGCGGTCACCGGACCGCCGCCTGTCACCATCCTTTTTTGAGCGACCGGGGGGCGATCGGCCCGGGATCCCGGCAGGAGACCGAAAATGCGGAATTATGTTGCGCCAGGCGAGGCCCTGGACCTGACCGCCCCGTCGGGCGGAGTCGTGGGCGGCAACGCCTACAAGATCGGCTCGGCGATCGTCATCGCGGCCTCGGATGCCGCCGAGGGCGCGCCATTCGTCGGCTACATGGAAGGCGTCTACGACGTCGAGGCGGCGACTCACGCGTCCGACCAGGCGTGGACCGAGGGCATGCTCGTCTATTGGGACGACAGCGCCAAGAAGTTCACCAAGACGTCGACGTCGAACACCAAGGCCGGCGTCGCTGCCGCCGCCAAGACTTCGACCGCCGCCGGCGGCCGAATCCGCCTCGTCCCGAGCATCTAGGGAGCTCCCCCGCGATCGCGGCGGCCTGGCCGTCGCTTTCGCGGGGGTCCTGACGGGCTTCGGGCATGTCGTTCGCCGAGACACTGGCGCGCCAGCAGCAGGCGGTGTTCGACCGTCTCGGCGAGGACGCGACCTGGACCGGCGTCGAAGACGTCGTCCGGGTGCGGAGGCGCGAAGCAGACGAGGAGCTGCGCTTCGACCGCGGAGCGGCGGTGATGGGCGGACACCTGATCATGGTGCGCCGGTCGGAAGTCGCCGATCCGGTCGAAGGAAACCAGGTGCAGATCCTCGACGCGAGCGGCGAGCCGGTGCCCGGCGCGCTCTATGCCCTCGCCGGCGAGCCGATGCTCGACCGCAAGGGCGTGTGGCGCTGCGCCGTTCGCCCGATCGCGGTCGAGGAGGAATAAGGCAATGCGCGTAACCGCCGGCTTCGAAGGCCTCGAGCAGGCGTTGGCGGCGGCGGCCGCAGACTTCCGCCGTTCCGCCGAGGTTGCGGTCGGGAAAGCCGCCGAGGGCATCCAGCGCGAGCTGCGCGAGCAGACTCGCGGAGCGCTCGGGCAGAAAACCGCCAATACATGGCGTTCGAACGTCTACGCCAACGAGGGCAGCCCGCGCGGGCCGGCGGCGCTGGTGTTTTCCAAGGCGCCGCGAATCATCGATTTCTTCCGTGCCGAGCGGGTGGTGACGCCCGGCGGCAAGACCGCGTTCGCCATCCCGGTCAATCCGATGATCGCCGGGCGCGGGCGGAAGGCAACGATCAAGGAGGTCGAGGCGCGACTCGGCAAGCTCGAGGCTGTCCCTTTGCCAAGCGGCAACATCGGCCTGTTCGCGGTGCCGAGGCGGGCCAAGACCCTGATCCGACGCAAGGGCGCCAGGCCCGCCGAGCGGATCCTGATGTTCGTCCTGGTGCGCAGCATCATGAGCCGCAAGCTGATCGACATGGAATCGCCGCGGCAGCGATGGTCGGCGCGGCTGCCGGGGCTGCTGGCGGAAGCCTTCGAGAATAGCCGGGACCACGGGCGAGGCGGGCAATGACCAAGCAGCTGCAGATCCTGCTGGCGCTCAAGGCGCTGGTGGCGTTGGCGCTGCCCGGGGCGAAGATCCGCGGCTTCGACAAGGATGCGTCGAAGCCGGAGAAGATCGGCGCGCACGGCTGCGTGATCGGCCATCCCGGCGACCCCGGCCAGCCCGAGGTCGACCTGTCGCCGCTCGCTTACAATTACCGCCATGAGATGTTCCTCGAGGTCGCAGCGCCCGACGGCGCCGGCGGCGAGGATCTCGACGCGCTGTTCGCGCCGATCGACGCGGCGATCGCCGCCGACCGGACGCTCGGCGGCCTCGCCCACTGGATCGAGGCCGGAACTCCGGACCGAAACGACCGGACGACCGACTCGGTCGCCACCACCAACTGGGCGGTCGTGCCCATCATCGCCGAATACAGCTGCAGCTCGCCGCTGGCCTCGGCCTGACCATAGCCACCCTAACCCTGCCCTCTCCCATCAAGGGAGAGGGGGACGTTGAACCAGGAGATAAGACATGCGCGCACGCGGCTCCAATGCCCGCCTTCACGGCCAGTTCGAGGCCGAATATGGCGTCCCGCCCTCGGCGAATTTCATCCTGTTTCCGTTCGTCTCGTCGAACCTCGGATCCGAGCAGGGGCTGATCGAAAGCGACCTGCTCGGCCAGGGGCGCAACGGCTATGATCCGACGCTCGACGTCGTCACCAATGACGGCGATCTCGTGGTGCCGGTCGACGCCCGGGCCTTCGGGCACTGGCTGACGCTTTTCTATGGCGAGCCGGAAAGCACGCCCGAAGGCGCGGCCAGCGGCCATATCGCCTTTTCGGCGCAGCCGGCGGCGGGGTCGACCATCACCATCAACGGCACCGCCTTCACCTTCCGCGCGTCGGGCGCGAGCGGCAACGAGATCAACAAGGGCGCGACCCTGGCCGACACGCTGGACGAGGCGGCCACCGTGCTCAACGGCAGCGCGGCGCCCGGAGTGGCCGCGGCCACCTATGCCCGCGACGGCAACCGGCTGACCGTCACCCACAACACGCCGGGCACCGCCGGCAACGCCTTCACGCTCGCGGCGCAGGCGGCATCGAACGGAACGGTCTCGGGCGCGACCCTGGCCGGCGGCACCAACAAGCACGTCTTCACCTCGGGCGCCGAGGAGCTGCCGTCGATGGCGATCGAGACGGCGCATCCCGAAGTGCCGAGCTTCGAGATGAACAAGGGCGTGCGCGGCAATGTCATGCGCGTCGAGCTCAGCCGCCGCGGCCTGCTCAACGCCACGCTGGCGCTGGTCGCCAAGGGCGGCGCGGTGGCGACGGAGAGCGCCGCCGGGACGCCGATCGCGATCGACGTCGCCCGCTTCGCCCAGGCGACCGGATCGGTTCGCAAGGACGGCGCGCAGCTGGGCAGCGTCGTCGCCGCCGCCCTCGCCTTTTCCAACAATCTCGACAAGGTCGAGACGATCCAGCCCGACGGCGAGATCGAGGACGCCGACCCCGGCATGGCGACGGCGACCGGCAATGTCACGGTCCGCTTCAAGGACCATAGCCTGCTCGACAGCGCCACCGGGCGCGACCCGATCGACCTCAGCTATGGCTGGAGCTTCGGGCCGTTCAGCCTCATCTTCACCGCCAGCAGGGTGTTCCTGCCCAAGCCCAAGCGCCCGATCGCCGGGCCGCAGGGCGTCCAGGCGAGCTTCGACTGGCAGGGGTCGGGCGAGGACGGGCCGGTGCTGGTCGCCGAGCTGGTCAACGACGTCGAATCCTACGCGATCTGATGCGCATCCTTGGCAAGGCGCAGGAGCCGCTGCGGGTCTCGATCCCGGCCAACGACGACGGCGAGGCGGCATGGGTGGTGCTGGCGCCGATCACCCCGGCGATGCGCCGGCGGGCGCATCGCGCGGCCCGCCGGCTGCTCGGCGACATCGACCCGGAGTCGATCACCGACGCCGAGCTCGACCGCCTGGTCGATGCCGGCGAAGCGGCGAGCCGCGAGCTGATCCGGCTCGGCGTGGTGGAATGGGGCGGCATGGTCGGCGAGGACGGCGAGCCGTTCGCGCTGACGCCCGACCGCGAGACCCGGCTCGAGTCCGCCAACGAACCGGACCGCCCGCAAGGAACGATCGACCTGCTGCTGGCCGACGAGGAGGCGTTCGACCTGCTCGACGCGGCCTATGTCCGGCCCGACGCCGAGCGGAGGGCGGAAAAAAACGGATTGTCCGCCTCGCCGAGTGGCACTGGGGAGGCGGCGACGGCGGACAAAGATATTGCCAGCTCAGCTGCGCCAGCAAAGCCGACGGGGGCGAGCCGGACGGCCGCTGCGAAGAGTGCCCGTACGCGCAAAACCGACTGCGCAGCGAAGAAGCGGAAGACGCCTGGCACGTCCTGACCGGCTGCGCCCGCCAGCTTCGCCGGGCGGGCATGGCCGGCGTTCCGGTCGGGCTCGACTTCGCGGCGGTGCTCGCCTCGGCCGAGGCGCAGGGCGCCGGGACCGGGCTGATCGCCGAGATATTGCCCGACATTGAAGTGGTGCTGCTCACCGCCCTCGCCGAGGGCGAGGACGCGGAAGAATAAGGGAACCAGCGGATGCCGAGGGATATCAGCGCGTCGATGCGCGTCGGCATTTCCGGCGTCAATGACGTGTCGCGCGGTCTCGCCAAGATCGGCGAGGATGGCAAGGCGGCGGCCGAGACGATCGCCACGGGTATGGAGTCGGCCGCCGACCGCGGCCGCAAGGCGATCGAATCGATCGGCACCGCCGCCGCAGCAGCCGGATCCGGCGGCAGCGGCCGCGGGCCGCTGGCCGAGGCGATGGCGCGCGACGTCGAGGCGGCCAAGGCGACCCTCGACATGCTCGAGAAGGACAGCGAGGCCTTCCTTCTGCGCCGCGACAATTTCGCCCGCCGACTGGCGCGGGTCGAGGCCGACGGCAACGGCGAGACCGAGCGGGCGATCGCCCTGCGGGCGCAGCTTGCAGAGATCGACAAGGCCTATTTCGAGCAGATGGCGCGAGGCACGGCCGCGACCGAGGATTTCGTCCAGGTGTCGCGCGAGCTGGCCAACGACCTGGCCGGAACCGCGCCCAAGCTCGGAGCCAGTGGCGAGGCGGCCCGCGAGTATGAAAAGCAGCTGCGGGCGCTCGAGCGCGCGCTCGACGCAGCCGGCGAGCCTCAGCGCACCTATGCCGAGCGGATCGCGACGATCAGCAATCTGTGGCGCGAGGGGGTGATCGACGGCGAGCACGCCCGATCGCTGCACGAAGCGGCGACCCGAGCGCTCGAGGACGAAAGCCGGGCGATGGGCGAGTCAACCGTCCGCGCCGGCCAGCTGCGCCTCGGTTACCGAAGCCTGTCCAGCCAGGTCAGCGGAATGGTCGACGCGATCATGCGCGGCGAGGACCCGATCCGCGCCATCACCAGCAGGCTCAACAACACGGGCGCGGCAGTCACTCGGCTGCAGGGCGCGAAGGGCGGCCTCGCCAGCTTCCTGATGGGGCCGTGGGGCGTGGCGATCGGCGCCGGCACGGCCTTGCTGGCCGGCCTCGCTCTCAAACTGGGCAAAACCGAGGACGAGGTCAAGAAGCTCACCGACCGGATGAAGGAGCAGGCCAGGCAGGCCGAGCTCAACGCCCAGGCCAATGCGGTGTGGGAGAGCAGCCTTGACGGGCTGATCGACAAGAGTCGCAAGCTGCGCGACGAGACCGACGCTTCGCTGCAGACCGAGCGGGTCCGCGTCCAGGCGCAGGTCGACGCGGCCGCCGCCGCCCTGGCGCGCTCGCGGGGCGAACTGGACCGCGTCTCGAGCGACCTGGAACGGGCCGAGCAGCGGCTCGCCCAGGCCCGCACGGCCGTGCGAAGCGCCGAAGGCATGAGCGACGAGGATCCGGCGCGCGCCTCGGCCGTGATCGCCGCCCGCCAGCGGCTGTCGGCCGCCTCGGCCGAAGTCACGCGCCTCAAGGGCGAGCTGCAGCAGGCGACCGCCGCGAGCCAGAATTTCGCCGACAGCGTCGAGAACCTCAACGTCCGCCTGGCGCGGGTCAAGGCCGGCGACCTGGCCGATCCGGTCAAGGCCCGCTTCGCCCGCATGCGCGAGGAGGCCGAGCGGACGATCAAGGACGTCGACAGGCTCGCCGCCCGGCTTGCCGAGATCGACCGCATGGAGCGCCAGGCGCGCGAGCAGAGCCGTGGCAATGGCGAGTTCGGGCGGCGAGTTTCGGCCGCGGAGGCGGCGGCGATCGCCCGGGCGGCGGGGCTGCAGGTCAACAGCGGCGACCGCAGCTACGCCCAGCAGAAGGCGCTGTACGACGCCTGGGTCGCCCAGGGACGGCCGAAGGACAATCCGGTGGCGCCGCCGGGCAGCAGCGCCCATGAAGGCGCGCGCGGCCGCTGGGCGCTCGATATCCAGGCCGGCCCCGGCGTCGACCCGGCGAGCATCCGCAAAACCTTCGACGCCCAGGGCGTGCGCCTGACCAAGATCCTGCGCGAGCGCGGCCACTGGCACGTCGAGGGCATGCGCGACCAGTCTGAGGTGCGCGCCGAGCGGATGCAGACCGAAGCCGAGGCCACCGAGGCGGCGACCAATGCCGCCCTCGCCCTCGCCCGAGCGTATCTGACCAGCGCCGAGGCGGCCGCCCGTGCCCGCGCCGAGCGGGCGAGCGTCGCCGAGGCGACCCGCAAGGGCATGGACGCCGACGCGGCGGCCACCCGGCAGCTGGCGCTCGAAGTGGCCAATGCCGCCGCCGAGGGCGCGCGCGGCGTCGCCCAGCTCGAGGAAGAGACGGCGGCAAGGGCCGAGGTGCGCAAACAGGTCGAGGCGGGCACGCTCGCCGCCAGGGACATGGACCAGGCGCTTCAGCAGGAAGCGGCGCTGCGCCCGCTGGTGCGGCTTCAGGCGGTCGCCCAGGGCGAAGCGCTGGCAGTGCTGACGCAGGTCATCGACCGCTATCGCAAGTCGCTCAAGGACGCCAACGACGAGGAGGCGCGCGGCCAGGCGCTGCGGGCGATCACCGCGCTTCGCGCCGACAATGACAATGCCCGGGCGATGCTCGGCTTTGCCGGCAGCGACGCGGAGCGCCGGATCGAGCAGGCCCGGCGGGCGGCGGAACGCGACGCCGAGAAGTTTCAACCCGAGGACCGGTCGGCCTATGTCGACCAGCGGGTCGAGCGCGAGAGGCTGGCGATCGCCCAGGAGCGCGAGGACCTGGTCCGCCGCACCCGCGAGGGACTGCAGGACAATCTCACCCTGCTCGAGGCGGAACTCGGAATGGCCGGGCTGTCGCGTTCCGAGCGCGAAAAGAAGCTGCGGCTGCTCGATCTCGAGCTCCGGCTCAACCGCGACCTCGGCGCCGAATATAGTGAGCAGATCGCGCTGATCCTCGAAATGGCCGAGGCCGAGGACGATCTGCGCCGCAAGGTCGAGCAGGCGGTCGCCGCCCAGGAGGAGTTCCGCCGGATCGGCGAGGGCATCATCGACGAGCTGTTCGACCCGAAGAACTGGGAGGACTGGGGCGCGGCGGGCAAGCGCATCCTCAAGGAGCTGCTGCGCGAGATGCTGATCCTCGCGGCAATCAACCCGCTGAAGAATGCCCTGTTCGGAACCAATCACCCGACGCTCGGCGCCGGGCTGCAGCCGATGGGCGGCGGCGGCAAGGACTGGATCGGCCAGGTGATCGGTGGACTCGGGGCGATCTTCGGCGGGTCCGGAATGTGGCCGAAGGGCAGCATCGGCATGAACCCGACCGCCGGCGCGATCGGCATGGCGAGCGGCACCGAATATTTCTCGGGCGGCCATGCCTGGGTCGGCGAGTTCGGCAAGGAGCTGGTGCGCCTGCCGCGGGGCTCGAAGATCCATTCGGCGGCGACAAGCCGGCGCCTCGCGGCGGCCAACGACTCGGCGCCGCTGGTGCCGATCAACATCGCCATCGACGCGACCGGCGCCGATGCTGCGGGCTTGGCGCGCGTCGAAACCCAATTGCGCCAGCTCGAGGAGAGCATCCCGGTCCGGGTCGTCGCCGCCTGGCAGGACGCGCGATCGCGCTTCGTGGTGCGCGGCTGATGCGCATCATCGACATGGCGAGCTCCGGCTTCGCCCAGCAGGAATTCGAGATCCAGCGGGTCGATCATGGGGCGCCGGAGGCCGGCGGGCGGATCGGCGGGGTCCAGGCCGGTCAGCCGCTGTGGCTGGCGGTGTGGACGGTCGGAAAAATCGGCGCCCGCCGGTCGGACGAGCTGCGCGCCTGGCTCAGCCGGATGCGCGGCGCCACCCGCCGGCTGCTCGGCCGCGACCTCGCCAGGCCCTATCCGCTCGCCCATATCACCGGCTTCGCCCGCATGACCCTGGCCGATGGATCGCCGTTCACCGGCGCCGCCGCCGACTGGTCGGAGACGCTGGACTCCGAAGGCGACAGCCGGGTGACGCTCGAGGGGCTTCCCCCCGGGCTGATCCTGTCGACGCTCGACTATATCGGCTTCAAGTGGACGGCGACCGAGCCGTCGGTGGCCGGCACCGAATGGCGGGCGAAGGTGCGGGTCGTCGAGGGAGGCATTGCCGATCCCGCCGGCACGGTGACCGTGACTTGCGAGCCGCCGGTGCCCTCCTGCGTTCCGCCCGGCGCGAGCGCGCATCTCGACCGGCCCGCCTGCATCATGGCGCTGATCACCGACCAGACCAGGCTGCAGGCCATCGACCGCCGCCTCGCGGTGCGCGGCGGAACGGTCGCGGCTATTCAAGACCTGAGGTCGTAACCGATGAAGACGATCGCACCCGCCGCCAAGGCGGCGATCGCGCGCGGCGAGGCGATCGTCACCGGCGCGGTCGAGATATTGAGCGGCCCGGCGATCCGCCTGTGGGGCGGCTTCGGCGCGATCGCGATCGGCGGCGAAAGCTATCAGGGCATCGGCGACCGCGGCCTTGCCCAGCAGACGTCGGGCGCGATCGGCGGCATCGCCCAGGGTGTCACGCTGACCCTGTCGGGCGTCGAGCCCGAAGCGCTCGCTCTGCTCGACGCCGACGAGATCAAGGGCGCGCCGGTCGTCATTCGCCGGCTGATCTTCGCCGGCGACGGCAAGACGCTGCTCGACGCCCACGTGTTCGACCGCGGCAGGGTGGACACGGTGACAAGCGAGGAGACCGTCGGCGGCGAGGCGGCGGTGCGGGTGATGGTCGAGAGCGCCGCGCGCGGGCTCGGCCGACGCGGCGAGCGGATGCGGTCCGACGCCGATCAGAGGCTGATCAACCCGAACGACGGCTATTTCCGCAACACCAGCTTCGCGGCCGAAAAGATGCTCTACTGGGGCGGCAAGAAGCCGCACCGGGTCGGAAGCGTCATGGGCGGCGGCGGCTCGGGCGGCTTCACCGGCGGCGGGCCGTCGTCTACCGTCGTGAGCCATTGATGCCGCGGCGGCGGCGCGCGCGCCCCGGCGAGCGCGACATTGCGGCGCTGCTCGAGATCCTCGAGCAAAGGCTCGCGACGCCGCACCGCATCGGGCGTCGGCAGAACGATTGCATCGCCTTCATGCTGGCGGCGGTCAAGGCGCAGACCGGCCATAACCCGATCGGCCGGGCCAGCTGGTCGAGCTGGCGAGGCGCGCTTCGGGTGCTTCGCCGACTGGCCGGCCCCGGGGTGGATCGGCGCGCGGCGATAGAGCGGCTGCTCGACCGCCATTTCCGCCGAATCGCGCCCGCCGAGGCCATGCGCGGCGACATCGCCGGGGTGTCGGATCCGCTGCTGGGGATCCATCCGGCGATCGTCGAAGGCGAGACTCTGGCGATGCCGGGCGACGACGGCCTCAAGCGGCTGCCACGCCGGGCAATGGTGGCGGCGTGGTCCGCCGTCGATCGACCCGAATGAGTAAATTCGTCGGGATGAACCTCCTCGACCTCGCCCCGCGAGGTCTGCGGCAAGGACGAATTCATGTCTAAATTCGTCGGGTTCATTGTCGGCACGGCGCTGGTCGTGGCCGGCATCGTCACTGGCAACGTCGCCCTGATCATCCAGGGCGGCGCGATGATCGCGTCCAACGCGCTCGCCCTGCTGCTGGCGCCCAAGGGGCCGGCGCGGACCGCGCAGGAGATGCAGATCCAGCTCGGCGAGCAGCCGAGGAGCGCGATCGTCGGCGAGACGGCGGTCCCCGGCAGCCTGGTCGACGCGTTCAATTACGGGGGCAAGTACGGCACCGACTGGGAAGTGCTGATCATCCGCCTGGCGGATCACAAATGCGACGGGCTGACGGGCTTTTACGCCAACGACGAATTCTACCCCTATACCGCCGACGGCCTGGTCGCGGCGATCAACAACAAGCTCTACGTCTATTTCCGCGGCGACACGAACAGCAAGGCGCTGTCGCCGGTCGTCACCGCCAACGGGCCGGGCTGGACGGCGGCGCACAACGGCGATTCGGGCTGCGACGTGGTGGTGGCCTACAAGGCCGATCCGCCCGATTCCAAGCAGCCGGAATGGCCGGGCGGGCGCCCGCGCTTCCTGTTCGTCGTCAAGGGCCTGAAATGCTACGACCCGCGCAAGGATTCGACGGTCCCGGGCGGTTCGGGAAGCCACCGCTGGAACGACCCTTCGACCCGGGAATGGTCGGACAACCCGATCGTCTGCCGCTACAATTACGCGCGGGGCATCTATGCCAACGACCTGGTCGGCAATCCGGCCGGGCTGCTGGTCGGCCGCGGGCTGAGCGAGGCCGAGGCGCCGCCGGAGAATGTGTTCGCCCCGGCCAATTTGTGCGACGAGCTGGTCGCCGGCGAGAAGCGCTACCGCGTGTCGGGGCCGATCTACGCCAACC